TGGAGGAGATGAGTACATCGGCAGGCTTAACCGGATTAGGCTGCACCACCCGCCATGCTTTGCCGTCGATCTCGATGCGGTCATCAATACGCACTTCCGTTTCGGCTGTGGCCGCCAGCTTTTTATCGCCAGTAGCAATCAGGGAGCCATCTATTTCACGAGAGGAGTATTCAGTGACAACGCCAGTGACGGTCGCAGTAATAGCCGGGGTGGTTACCTCTTTGCCGGACTGATCGCGGGTAGTGCCGCCACCGCGGGTAAGCGGATAAGCTTTCCCGTTCTCGGTCAGCAGTCGCGTTGCGGTGTTTCGCATACGCCGGTAGTCGACTGGCATATCACCCCCTTTCGATGCGGATCTGATTGCCGCCCACCACCAGCCCACGCAACGAGGAGTAGAGCCAGGGGAATGACGGTGCCGCCTTATTCGTACCTGGTTCGTACTGGACCGTGACTGCGCCCTCTACGCGCTCCATCGTTACCGCACCACCACCAGCGACCGACGGCGTGAGATCAATCTCCTGCGATTCGAGAGCCAGGCGGCACTGCGCATCAACCAGGCGCTGTGGGATGGTGTCATCTGGCAGGTTAACGCCGTCGAAGCGCACGCCCGCACGCGGCCACGACAGCGGCTGTGATGCACTGGAGCGCTCGCCGCGCCATGTCTTGCCTTCCAGATAGTCCATTGCCTGCATCAGCATCTGGCTACATTCGCCATCATCCGTGGGAACGGCATATCCGCGCCCCGCCGCGAACGTGCGCAGGTCAATAACGCTGGCGTAGCTGTTGAAGTCAGGCGAATGAGGATCGGCAACCAGCATGGTTAGTCCTCCAGACGCCAGTCCAGCGCCA